ATCCGCCAACGATTGAAAAGCCTGTTCCTGTTTTTGGTGGTGGTGGAATCGAGGTCAAAAAGGATGCCAGAGAAAATAAAAGAAATTCGCTGTCCGGATTGCGGAAAGGTTCTTTTAGAACTAACCCCACCGGTGACGGGGACGGTCTGGAAAACCTGCCAAAAATGCAAGGAGAATAAACGGCTGCGCTTTACGGTTATCGGTAATCTGCAATTTTTAAACGGGACTCGCGTTTGTCCCGTTGAATGACATATTCAGCGCTTCATGCAAGCCCATTCGATCTAATGATCGGGTGGGCTTTTTTATTTTGAGGGAAACCATGTTTCAAGGCACAAAATCAGTATCTACCAATGTCAAGGCTGTCACGCCGACCGATGCAGAGTGGGACGCAATCAAAGCATCAATGCTTAACCCTGAGCGCTTCAAACCTGAAGACGTGCGGGTTTATAAATCATGGCTGGCGAACAATTATCTGGATCGTTCAAACGAGCGGTTTGCTTTGTCGATTTTGAAAGTGTTTGCTAAGACGTTGCCAGGAAAATCCGTTTTGTTTAACGGCCATGAGTGGGGGCCTCCTGGTTCCGGGCGCTGGTTTGACGCAAAAGTTGTAAAGGTAACGAGAGAACAAGTATTAGAAAATATCGGGTTCACGCCGTCTAAATCGTTTTTGAAAAAGCTTGATGCGATTGAAGCGCAAGAGGGATTGCACGTGTTGGAACCAAAGTTTTACACGCTTGCAAGCAATCCCGCGACGGAAAACATAGACGCCGGTATCATGCGGGATATGAGTATCGGGTTTAGGGCCGACGAATTGAAAGCTGTCAACGATCAAGCAGGGAATGTTATGTGGCGCGAATACCAGGCCACAAACAAAGATCAAAGCGAAGCGCTGGAAGGATCGTTTGTTTTTTTAGGCGACCAGATCGGCGCACGGACGAAAAAAGGACTCAAAGAATCTCAAGAAAAAGGAGTGATTTACATGAACGTGAATTTCAAGTCGTTGGGCCTCGCGGTGACGGTTGACCCGGAAAGCGAATCCAGCGTAAAAATGCTGCAGGATCAGGTCGAAACCAAAGTGGCAGAAATGACCAATCAGGTCACGCAGGCCAAAAAGGATTTCACCGATTTCAAGGCCGCCATTGGCAGCGCGGAAATGACCATCGAGCAGGCGAAACAAATCGCCGTGGATGCGAAAGCATACCGTGAAGCCATGGTTGAAGAAGCGGTAAAATTCGGTACGGCCTCCGGCATGATCGCCAAAGAAAAAGCCGACGATCGGCGCAAAGAACTGGCAACCATGACGCCGGAACAAGTCAAGATGATGTTGGAAACCTACAAGCAGGTCTGGAAAGACCGCAACGGCGCCAAGGCAACCTTGACCGAGCCGAATCCGGAAGACCAGCAGAAATCCGCCACTGAAGGCGAAGCGAAAGTCGTTGTAACCGGTTCCGAGTTTTAAGCCGGTAAAAATCGTAATCAACAAAAATCATAAACAAGGAGTTTGAAAGATGGGTGCAAGAATTTTAGGTGGCGGTCTGGAAGTTGGCGGCGTGGTTGTTCCCGCTTATCCGGATGCGACCCTTACCACTGCATTGGATGCCGCACGGCTGGCGAATACGGCCATCGAAGGCATGTTGGTGAAATGTACGTGGGCAAACAACAACGAAGTGGGCGTGGCAGCCACGGGTGAGCCGTTTGACGGCATTCTGCTGAGTGCCATTCCCGACAACGAAGAGGATTACATTCTCTCCGTCCGCATGTATCGCTTTTCCGACAAAAGCGGCAATCGTCATCCGGTGCACGATGTCGGCGAATATCTGTACACCGGCAGCCCGGCGCTGCAGGATGCGGTTGTTGTCGATACCACGGCTTACAACACCGTGAAACCGGCGACCACTTACGGCGATGGCGCGGTATGGGCCATTGACTCGGCAAACGCGGAAGTACAGGTTTTCCTGGACTAAATGACCGGCTGACAATTCACGAAATCGAAAAAAAATTAATCTGGAGAAATAAAGATGGAAATCACCAAAGCAGTCCTTGACAAAATCAAGGGCATTAAACTCGACCCCGGCATGTTGACGGATTGCGAGAAAAACAATATCAGCTATGCAAAGGCCTTGGAAGACAAACTTTTGCAGGCTGATATCATGTCGGATTGTGCGGGTATGAAAGGTTTTGACCGCCTGGAAGCAAAACGGCACGCACGCGAGAACGGCAAGGCCTTTCCGGTCAGTGCGTTCGATCTGTTCATGAAAGCCAACGGCGGCAGTTTTTCCGATACCGTCGCCAAGTGGATTTCAACCCCGAACCTGCAAACCCTGTTCGTTGAATATTTCGCGTCCCGCCTGTATATCGGCGCAATGGCGACAAACCTTGTGCCTTACCTGTGCAGCCAGAGAGTCAGCATCGACGGCTTCAAATTCGAGGCGATCAGCCTTGAAGTGCCGACGAAAGACAAAAAGATGCGCAAGATCGGCGCAGGCCAGGAGATTCCGAAAGTCAAAATCACCATCGGCAACCAGTCGATCTGGCTGGCGAAATTCGGCATCGGCGTTGAAGCGACCTACGAACAAATGGCCTCTCAGCGCTTGGATTACATCGGCGCCATGTGGCAGGTCATCGGTCGCCAGGTCGGCCTCGATCTGACCTGGGATTTCATCAACACGCTTTTGAACGGTGACGGAAATTCCAACGGCTTGCAGAATGCGCAGATCAAAACCACGGCCACAACCGGAACCATCGTGAAAAAAGACCTGTTCACTTTCTGGCGAGCTTTGCCGGACGGCTACTCGATGAATGTTTTTGTCGGCAGCAAAGCCAACATGATCCTGGTCGATGACTGCATTACCAGTCTGACCAATCCGGGCCCGCAGTTGGCCGCTGTGATGACCGATCAACGACGCTCGATCCCGGCAGGGTACGAGTACAATGATACCATGGTCAAAAGCGGCTCTACTGTGACCGATTATCTGGTCGGCCATGACAAAGACAATACCGGCGTGTACGTCACCAATGACGCCATGATGTTGCAGGAATCGGAAAAGATCATCAGCCGCCAGGTGCAGGAAACCTACGCCACCATGTACGGCGATTTACGTATCAACGACAAGAACAGCATCGGCGTTTTGGACATCATCCATTAATGGGTGATTATATCACACAATCGGATGTAATGACGCGTCTGTTGAGCTTGACGGCTTTGGACGTGGCAACGGGGACCCTTGACGGCGCGTCATTTATTCCGGCCTCTGAGGCTGCTTTCTTGGTGGATTCCGGTGTAACGTATGCAAGTTTAACCGCTAACCAGCAGACGCTTGCTAAGGCCGCCATGATTTCTTTTTGTGCGGCTTTGGTTGTCGCGTCTGCGCCGACGGAAAAAATCGAAGGTGTGAACGGCGCGATTACACCAATATCGGCAGTAGACAAGGAAAGAATGAACAATCTGCTGATAAAAGAATATCAGCGGTACAAGGCCCTTGTCACCGGCACGAGCTGGATAAACTCTACTCATACGAAAAATTATAATCGCCATCGTTATCATAGCCATAAAAGCGGCACAAGTGGCTGGGGCATTCGGTGAACGCTCAATGGTTAAAAGCTATGCTGAGATATGGCAATGCCGCGACGGTCTCGAAAGTGTCCGGCACGGCATGTCCTTGCATGACCTCGCGAGATTCAGCCAGGCCGCAATACTCTGCGGTCTGGCACCAAGAAAACCCGAGTGCTGCTGATTGCCTGAAAACAGGATTGACCAGCCGCACAACGGCGACGATTGCGGTAAAGGGTTTTTGCATTCCGGCGGAGCTTTTTAACCAGATGCGCTCGATGGGCGGAGAAAATAAGACGCCGATCGGTGAGATTAAAAAAGGCGATGTTTTCTGGCAGGGCACGGTAAGGACAGACACAAACATTTATTATGATCTTTCCGGCATGTCAAAAGTCGCTGATAAAATAACCATCGACGGCGTTGATTATGTCTTTGAAGCATCAGCCAATGAGACCTTGAAAAACGAAATGCTTTTCCAGATTGTGCTTTTTCGGAGAGTGTCGTAATGCCCAAGCTTCCGCCCGGATTCGGCTTTGATATGAGCGGCTGGCAGAAAAAAGTAAGCGCTGCTCGATTGGGCCTGAAAAATACCATCATTCCGGCGTGTGTTGAAAAAGGCATGGATATGATGAACGAAGAGGTTACAAAAAACATCAGCGGCGTTATGCATGCCTATGGTACACCATCGCCGACGCCCGGGCAATTACCAGTTACCGGCATTACGGCCAATCTTCGCGGTGCTGTTGTTTCGCGGCGGATTGATGACAATCTCGGAATCGTTTTCATCGACGGCAAAGCATCGAAAACTAAAGGCGGTGCTGGAAACGGAAAAGCGCCATACGCCGCAGCAATCGAGTACGGAACAAAGACCGCAGACGGCAAACGAACCATGCGCCCGCGTCGTTTTTTCAGGACTGCAAGATTGACGGTAAAACCGAAATTGCTTGCATTCTGGCAAGTGCAAATAAAATTGATAGGCAAGCTGTGAAACGCACCGGATACGAAATATTAGATATTCAAAAAATTCTGGTCGCGCTGCTGAAAGCGAATACGTCCGCTCCATGGTCACGTTGGGAAGTTATTCACGCGTGGCCCGCTGATGACGTTTTCGATCAAATAACAAAACCGGTCATCTATATTGATTTGCCGGATTACGCAGGAGATATCAAAGCTTCCGGATCGCTACCTGGTACGCAGTGGGAATGCATCGTCGGTCTTTGGGATGACAACCGTACCGGCGGCGATGAAGAGATCGCCGTAATGAAAAGCCAGTTGCTTTATTTCTTCCGGCAGAAAAAGGATTTGCATAATAAAACATTTACAGTAATTATCGGCGGCACGACGTACACCGCCACCGATCTTTTAGCGCAGGGCCTTGCTATTCAGGCAATCAGTCCGGCGCGAACAATCGACAATGACGCGGTAAATAACAGTTTTCGCGTCGAGTACAATTTAACCATTATCTCCTAGGAGGTTTTGAAATGGCTGCACCTAATTTAGAAAAAGACCTCGGCGCTCCTCCGATTACCGATTTTGTCGAGGGTGATGACACCTTGATCCAGTATTACCTTTTAGGTTCCACGGTGGCGACGGACATTTCCGCCGTTGACATCGAGGGCGCCCAGGAGGTTTCGCCGGATGCGTTGAAATTCGAGAAAGAACTGGAAATCTATCAGAGCGGCGGCGGTCGGCGTAAAATCAAACTGCGCCCGACGTTCAACGTCAATCTGCCGATTTTCCAAAGCCGGGTCAATTCGCTGTTGGCCGCATTGCACGGCCAGACGTTTGGCGCTGGCGGTTACTATGCGCAGGCTCTGGCATTCGATGACGTTCCGCGTTGCAATATCGTTTTCACGTATCGCACGCCGGACAAGTCGGTTGTCGGTTCTGTGGTTCTGTGCCACATGATCCCCAAAGAGTTCACGCCGGCCAGCAAAAGCGGAAACAGCCTGGTAACGATGCCATTTTACAGCCGGTTTGTGCCGGTGAATTTGGCCGTTGGCGCCCGCTGTGTCATGGACCGCTTTGCCGGTGACGGCAGCACGGTTGCCCACACGCTGTCTCAGACTCCTCTTTCTTTGATCAATACCAACGTTGGTCTGAAAGACGAATTCTCTTTGGACAATGTGATCTACATCCGCAAATTTTCGACCACCGACGCAATCGGCACGATCATCAAACAGAATGTTACGGTTGTCGGAAAGACCTTGACGCTGGAAACCGCCCTGACGGATCTTGAAACGCTGGAAGTTTTCTACGCTTGCGCTGTGGTGTAAGCGGAAAGGAAAATATGATTAGCTACTCCACGACTGACCTATATATTGCCGCTGCATTGATCGTATGCAGCGGCAACCCTCCGGACGAATACACGGTTTCGCACGATCTTGACAAGGCGATTGTGAATTGTACGTGGAACAACAGAACTGCGGTCGAACCGCACGCATCAAACGCGAAATCAAATCAGCTAACAGTTGACATCGTGAAATTACGCGAGGCGCACTTGGAATTAAAGCGCCGGGTGCGTGAAATTCTCAAAAATGAAAAGGAAAAAGATTAATGGACGCTATTCAAGCGCTTAAAAGCGCAATCGAAAAAAACAAGGTCGAGGTGCATATCCCGATTGACATCGGCGGTGAGGTTGTCGAATTCATGCTTGACGAACTCGATGCATACGAAATTCAGGAGCAACAAGAGCTAAAATACCAGCAAGCTCTTGCCAGGGCAACGGAAAACGGTCTTAATGGTTCGTTATTGCCGGACAAAGAATGGTTTGATTATTTCGAATCTCAAGACGACCTTTCGCGCAAACGCATGATAATTGATGCAAAGCCAAAGGAAAGAAAAGTTGCCACAACAGAAATGGAAACCATAGCAGAAAATGCTAAATGGGTGGATGTGTTTTATGCGCAAGACAAAGAGATGCAGATCGAATTATTATCTTATGCAAAGCCAAAAGATCGTGCTCACTTTTTCGCGCAGAAAACCGCAGGCGTGCGTGTGCTGCTGGATGTGATTACCGGAACGCTGAAACTTGCGACCGGTGAAAAAGCGTTCAATACCGCAGACGATGAACGGCTGTTCAAGCGCTGGCTGTCCACCGATGCGGCCACAATGAAATCGCTGTCAGATGCTTACGTCGAATTGTCCAAGAAGGTCAAGGAGGCGAGAGACACAGCAAAAAAGTCATCGAGTCGAGCGAATGGCGAATCCGTGACGCCGCCGCCCGACGATACCCAGGATATCGAGGCCCTTTCTGTCAACAGTTGACAGATGACCTCGAAAATGAATATTCAAGGGCGATCCTTTTCGAGCAGATAGTCACGGACACAAGAACCAACGATCAAGAAAATATCTACGCATTGCGCAAGCTGATGGAGATGCTTCCTGAATACATTAAAAGTCTTTTCAACGTCCACGGTACCAACTTGATGCGCATGTGGGGCTATGACGGCGAGCCAATTTTACCGCCAAAGCCCACAGAAGAAAAAGTCGGAGATAAAACAGTAGTTAAAACTTTGCAGATCGGAAACAGAATTATCAAGGTCTTGAAAAAAAATGAGTGAAAGCAACGAATACGATCTTTATGCAAAGATGGGGCTTTTAGGCGGGTCTGAATTTGATTCCGGCCTTGCGTCCTTAATGACATCTACCGGCCTATTTGAAACGAAGTGGCTGGCAGCAGGCGGAGCTATTGCGGCGGCGGGGGCCGCAATTCTTGCTTGTGTTAAACAAGCATCTGCGTTTGAAGATTCAATGGCGAATGTTAAGACCGTCATCGGACCAGGACAAGAGACGCTTTTTTCTCAGATGCAAGAAGATATTCTCTCCATGTCTACGGAGCTACCAATTTCCGCTAACGAGCTTGCTAAAACCCTTTACGACATCACAAGTTACGGCGTTCCGGCTGCGGATGCGATTAATGTTTTACGCATTTCAGGCGAGGCCGCCGTTGGTGGTTTCACCGATGTAAATTCTACGTTTACTCTTTTCGCTTCCATCATAAAAGGCTATGGGCTTGAATGGTCAGAGGTTCAAAATATCTCTGATAAAATGTTCTTGGTTGCCTCTCAAGGCGCGACCACAATTGAACAATTATCAAGTTCTATTGGTGGCAGCATACCTTTTGCAAAAAAGCTTGGGGTAAGTCTTGACGAGGTTTACGCTGTTATGGCGACGCTTCCAGGTGTGACGGGAACAACTGCGCAAGCAGCCACACAATTAGAATCTGTTATGGTTTCTCTGCTAAATCCAACCGATGGTATGCAAGTAGCGCTCGGAAAGCTTGGTGTTGCTAGCGGAGAGGACTTGATAGAAAAAATGGGCGGACTGCAAGAAGCATTGAAAGCTTTAAACGAATATGCAGAAAAAAACAATGTAGCTGTTGGGGACATGCTCGGAAGAAAAGAGGGGCAACTTGCATTTTATAATCTTGTCGGCTCTCAGGCTGATGAATATGCAACAAAATTAAAAAACATGGCAGATGCGGCCGGGGTGGCAAAGGCGGCGTTTGATATAAAAATTGTAACTACCGAAAATCAATGGACAATCCTTGGAAACAGCATAAGCACTCTTGCGATAAATATAGGAAATATGCTTCTGCCAGCTACAAAAATTCTAATTGAAGGATTTAAGGATTTATCAAGTGCCCTTGGCTTTCTTGCCGATGGTTTTAAAGTTGTCGATCAATTTATTACGGGTTGGACTGGAAAATATTTTGAAAATGCAAATATAGAATTGACAAAACTTAGCAACACATTAAAAACTTTATGGTTTGATATAAAGCAGTTTTTCGGTGCGAATGAAACTATGCAGGAAAAGCAACAGCGGTTAGTGTCAGAGGCGATGGATGAGGAGGCAAAGGCTTTCCAAAATTTGACAGCCTGGGTAGAACCCGCCACAAAGTCGCTGAAAGACAATGCAGAGGCACATAAAAATGTTACTGATAATGCACGGAAAACCGTAGAACTTACTAAAGAACAAATAGCTAAAAATAAAGAACTTGCTAAATACTGGGAAGATGTTTCAGGAAATCATAAACAAGCATGGGCAGAAATAAACCATGATTTGTATTTAGAAAGTCAGGGGTTGAATGAAATTGTTTATGCAATTGGTGGTGGAAGTAATTCTATTGTTTCAATGATGGGAATGTGGCAAGATAAAAGTAATGAAGTAGGCAGGGAGGTTCTTGGATATAAGAATATTACAAAGGAACTTGCAAATATACATTTGGTAGAAGTGAAGAGACAGACAGAACTAATCAAAGCAGCGACTGAAGCGGCACGTATTCAGGCAGAAATTAAAGCAGGACGATGGAGAGAAACCGCAGAGCTTATAAATAATATAACAAATACGGATTTAGGCAGCAAGATTGCAGATTGGGCAAAAAGAACAGAAAATTTTAAAGGCGGCTGGAAAGATGTTGTTGGTTTAGTGGGCGAAATTGCGAGCGATTTGCCAGGCATAGGAAAAGCCGGTCAAGACGTAATTGGTATTTTAACATCATTCGCTGTTGGTGGGTTCGATCCGATAACTTTAGGTTTGCAAGGATTGAATCTTGCTCTTGATGTTTTTGGCATTGGCGGCGAAAAGGTAAAGCTAACTGTGGATCAAGTCAAGGATTCTATGGGCGCACTTGGAGATGAGATTGAATATACAAGCGATGCTTATGATCGTTTAAATTCTCAATTTCAATCAAGCAAAATCGACACGCTGAAAACACAGCAATCCGTTTTACTGGAAATGATTACTGGCCTTAAAAATTCGCTTGGCGACAAATATGGCGAGAAAGAAATTACACGATTGCAAGGACTGCTTGCTGGAGTAACGTCAGAGCTTAATGATTATCTTTATGTGTTTGAACAAAAGGAAACAATGGGCGAGGTAACGGAAAATCTGGAATATCTTGTTACCCAAGGCCAGGATTTGCGCGATACTTTCGGAGATATCGACAATTCGAAATTCAACAACCTTTTGCAAGAGGCAATTGCCAACGCCGAAAACTTTAAAAATTCTCTTGATCCAACAAGCAAGGCATTTGCCGAGATCGAGGAAAAACTAAAAGCAGCCAATGATTTTTTTAATGAAATAAATGGGAAAACCATAACCGTAAATGTAGATGTGAACGTCCCTGATCTTGGCGATCTTTTGCCGGATTATACATTACCAACAAATCCACAAGTTAAAGATATCGAAAAATATGCGTCCGGCGGCTACATTGAGCGTGACAAGATCGCCATGCTGCACGCGGGCGAAGTTGTTTTGCGCCCAGAGGTTACGCGCGAGGTCGGGGCCGGAAACCTGTTGAATCTGAATAGAACCGGCGACCCGTCTGCGCTTGGCGGCACAGGGGCAAGCCGTCCGTTCAACGTGACGATCTACAACGCCAATCCGGACACATACGCGCAGATCAGCGACCGGATCATTGAGCCGCGAATAAACTATAGAACCCGAAAAATGCAAGTGGCGGCGAATCCTTATGCCTAACGTTTTAAAATTCACTCATGGCAGCACCAATATTTATTTTGACCAAGAAGAGGTCGGCGAGGAAACCGTTCAATTCTTGCAAGACCTGAGCGTAAACGAATCGCAGACGCAGGCTCCAACAATCCACTATGACGGCAACGAGTATAATATCATTTCGGTGACGTTTTACGAAAAGGATTTCTCTGGGACGCTGGACAAAATAAACGCACTTAAAGCCGTCACGGCAGAGCTGACGTTTTATTATCGCTATGGCTATGACGGTGGGGTTGCCAGCTTAAAGGTGGTTCCCGTCATCGACAATGATACCGAGGTATGGGTATATGGCGAGAAAAGCGCAGAGGTAACGCATACGATGCAATTTCTTTTGAGCGGTGCATAATGCCATGGTATGACACACTTCCAGCCGACTGGATAGCAAAACTTGAACTAAAAACCGGTGCGGCGCCGTATGTCGAGGCGATCTATGACCCTGACGGTTTGAATATTTCATTGACCGGCAGCTATGATCTTATTGCCATGTCCGGCCTTGTGAACGAGCGAAGCCTTGACCTGGAATGGGGATCGCGTCCGGTCATCCAGGATATTACTTTAGAGTTTGCCGACCCCGACGGATATTTCGATCCTGAAAATGAAGATTCCTTTTTGCACAATGTCTATGCTGATTTAAACATTGACCACAGCGCAACCGCGACCTCTATTAAGCTATTTCCTAAAACGGGCGTTGTTTTTAAAGTGGGCGTAAACGTCATGATAAGCGACGGCGTCAATTCTGAGGAAATAGACGTTGACGCTTTTGCCGCCGCCGCAGGATCGACCTATTACCACGAGATCACAGCGCACAGCGGCCTTGTTCATGATTACGCCGCTGGATCCCGCGTATACACAAAAGCGCTTGAGGGCAAAGACGTACTTATCCGGCTGCGGATGACCGGATGCACTGCGCACGTGACGCTTTATCGAGGCAGGACAATCCGATTGCCAGAGGCAACATCCGGCAAGGCTAAAATAACCATTTCAGATTTTAAAAAGATCATCCATGACAAGCCATTGATCGGCGCTGACTCTGCCAGTGATAAAAAATTAATGGCGATAGATTCAGCCGGCAGTCTTGCCACGACAGAGGTATGGACTGGCGGATGGGGTGATCCGCCATACACCTGGAGCATCACAAGCGGGACGTTGCCAGGTGGTCTTTCTCTCGATTCATCCACCGGAGAAATTTCAGGAACGCCGGGCGAAACCGGAACGTTTTCCATTGACGTGAAGGTTACCAGCGCCGCCGGCGAATCTGTGTCGGCCACAATTTCGATATTGATTAAAAATTATGTAAACGAGGAATTTTTAGAAGCCGATGGGTTATCGTCCTATTCTTTGGTCAATTCTGGAAGTATAAGCATTGTCAGCGATAAATGTAGAATAGCATTTACAGACACGAACAAATGGAATGATGACACCGTAGATACGGGCCCAATTTACAATCCGGTTGCAGTTTTCCGGGAGGATATATCCGGCGATTGGGCTATAATGGCAAAGTTTACCGTAAACACTGAGCCGGACAAGTCTTTTCGTATTGGTCTGGCTGTAAGAAATAATAAAGCATACGCAGGCTATGGGACGGTTCCGGCTGGAATTTTGTTCGGTTTTTATAACGGCTTGAATGATATGATCGCCTGGAACCTCCACGGCGCTGATGAATGGGACGGGGTGGAATATTTCGGCACGCCGTTTTGGTCGGATACCTGGGCCGGGACAAGAACCTCATTCGAGCTTATGATCAAAAAGGTCGCCAACGATTTTTTCTGTTATCGCCGGGAAGCTGGGGCCACAAGCTGGACATATTGCGACGGGTCCAGCCTAACCGGAATAAACGCTGTTGGCTGGTTTGTCACGACTTCAGAGAATAAAACCATTTCCGTGGATGTCGATTGGATGCGGAAATTTGATGGTACGATCGGTTTTGAGCGTACGTCGGTAAGCGATACTCGCGTAGGAATGAATTACAGTTGCTTTATCGAGGGCAAGGGCGGGGCAGGTGATTTTTCATACGCGGTTACGGTCGGCAGTCTTCCGGATGGGTTGACTCTCAACGCATCCACGGGGGAAATATCCGGCATTGCGACAACAATGGGAACGTCTAATTTTACGATAGAAATAACCGACGGACTGGCCGCGACAACAACGCAGGCATTCAGCATCGAGGTGGTTTCTGAACCGGCAATTTTGCCAAATATATTGCCGAAAGCCTGGAAGTCAAGAGCCTTTTCGGAAACTTTACAGATAGACGCCAACGGAATAATAGATTTTGATTACATAACAATTTATGATTCGTGCAGGCTTGGTGAATGGACGGTTACCTTTTCATCCTCAACCGTGTTTACTATTTCCGGGCCTGGTGTTCTTGGCGTTGAGGGGAATACCGGCGCAGACCTGACCATTCCAGGGGTGATGCTGATAGAGTATGAAGCCTGGGGAGGTACGATCATTGCGGGTCATGTTTTGACGTTTAAAACGTGCATAAGCTGGGAGGATGAAAATCCGGTTCAGGCGGTTTTTGACGTTCTTTCTCTTAAAACCGACTTGCCAACAAACATGATCAATGCCAGCTCCTTTTTCGGTGACAAATATCTTGGCACTTTGGCCGCCGAAAAATCTGCGGGAGCAACCACTTTATCAATTACTGTCAGTGTCCCGACGGTGATCGATGCGGGAGAAACCCTTATCATAACCGAGGGAGCAACCAGCGAAGAGGTCACGGTTGCAACCGGAAACACTGTGGCAGCGGGTTATCCGCCGACAATTGCGCTTGTGGTTTCGGCGCTTGCGAACAGCTACACGGTCGCGGCCACGGTTGAATGGAAAGAGCGCACTGCACTTGATTTGTCGGGACGGTACAGCTTTGACACGGAATATGACTACGCAGAAAAATGCGGTATGCGGCTATCTCTCTCCGCTGACCGTGAAATGTCTATTGCGCAAATCGAAGAGGTTGTATGCGCCCACATGGACGGATTTACTCACCATGACAATTGGGGCGTCGACCGGCTGCACACATTCAGGCCGCGATACAATGCCAGCCTGACGGAAATCAACGGCGACAACGCGATAAAGGCTCCGGGTGCTGAAATTGAAACTTTCGAAATAATCAACGAGATCAAATGCCAATATGGCTATGACTATATCAATGACAAGTATTTGTACGGCTTTACATATCCAGCCAGCGATGCGGAAAATAAATCCTTGTGGAGAAATGAAATAAAACGCAGCGTGACTTTGAACCTGCCCGGATTCTATTCTGAAGACGCGGCCATGAATATAGCAATGCGGAAATTCTTTACTCGTGAGGACGGTTTGAGGTCTTTTGTTTTTTCGACAACTTTAAAAAGTTTGCTGGTTCGCATTGGCGAACAGTTTACACTTGACAGCGACAACGCTAATTTCGACGGCGAAATAGAGATAATAGGCATGAGATTTGCAGAGTTTTTGAAAAATGTAAGTTTGCAATTCGTTGGATATGAGCGCAATCAGTTCTCAGATTTTGCGCTTGTTGGCGAGGATTCCGTAGGCATAAAAAGGGTTTGGTGAAATGACAGCATTTGCGACAGGCGATCCAATTACGGCGGCGTTTCTGAATGCCATCCCTCGCGGGAATCTTTTGCAGGAAGACTTGGTAATTTTCCCGGTTCCACTTTTGGGTTGGCGATATGCAAACGGGAATACGCTCGATGCGACTGGCGCCGCAGGAAACCCAAAAATCATCATGGGCGGATGGGGATCGGGAACCGGCATACTTGAAGGCCAGGACGCACACGGAACCACAAAAACCGAAACCGTGCAATTTGCTTTCGCTTTGCCGAGCAATTACGTGGCCGGCAGCGCTATTGCGCTTCATGCTTCCGGAAGGTTTTCTGACACGGGAACCGGCACGCTGTCAGTTAAAACAATCGACGCAGAGGTTTACAAAATAGCCCAGGCAGGAACGGCGGGAAGCGATATTTGCGCGACTGCAGCGCAGACCATTACCACCACAATGGCGGACTATACTTTTACCATCACGCCGACGGGCCTTGTTGCCGGTGATGTTTTGCGGGTGCTGTTGCGAATCGTTTTAACAGAATCAGGTGGAACGGGCGCCCAAAAAGCGGAGTTTGGCGGATCGTCACTTTATTTATCGGTGCAGGGATGACAGACGTTTTGCTTTTTGAATATGTCGAGGATGAGGAAACCAAAGAGGTTAAATTTAACAACCTTGAGGCCGTCCGCCTGGTTGTAACGACAAAGCGCAGACAATCAACCCAGCAACTCGAAAACAGAAAACACATCCAATATATTCTTGGCTATGCTTTTAAAGAGTTTTCTTTATCGATTGATCAAACGCCTGAAACGTTAGACAAAATTAATATATTGCGGGTTTTGCGAACAACGATAAATTTTTACTGGAAATATAGTAAATATCCGGCTGTTTATTCAGTTGTGCGGATTGATCCTAATATGTCGATTGCATACAATGTCGGATATTTGGCAGCAGATAAAGAAATCAATTTTAAGTTGATTGAAAACGTTGTTGAATCTTGAAAGGGAAGTACAAATGAAAAAAGTATTTTTGCTTTTATTGGTTTTTGTCGCTGTCGCATCGGCGCAATTCGCCGATCCGGTGGCAATTGATAATTTTAACTGGAATTGGAAGCATACCGGGTGCGACTGCCTCGCGGTCACGACTGCGGTCGATACGCTGGTTTTATCAGGCAAGACCTGGCATGCGGCAATCAATCCGATTTCCGGTAACGTTCTTATAAAAATGTCTGCGACGTGGGATCACTGGTGGACGATCACAGAGGGATGCACAAAAAGCTATTCCGGTGGTGAGTTGGACACGCTATTTTTAAAGGCCCCGTCCAGTACATCAATCGTTCAAGTTGAACATGCACGATTCTTGCCATAGGAGGGCTATCATGAAAAAGATTTTGATTTTTCTTGCGATTATTTCTGTTGCTTTTTCTGCTTATGGACAGATCACGCAAAGCTCTGCCGGTGATATTACCGGAGTAACGGCAGGCAGCGGACTAACGGGCGGCGGAACTTCCGCCGGAGTAACTCTCAATGTTGGCGCGGGTTTTGGTATTACGGTTGCCTCCGATGCGGTCGCCGCAGATTCGACGAAGCTTGCAACATTGTATCGTCTTGCCAAGTCTATACTTGATTCGCTCGATGTTTACAGGACAAGCTTTAAGCTCGATACGACAAAAATCGATACGGCGATGTGGCACAAAGTTATGAGGCGGATAGCCACCGCTTCAGGAATCACCGCGGCTCAGGTTCGCGTGATAGTTGGCGACTCTGTTCTTGTCAAATTGCAGGGAACATCACCGGACACGGTTATCATCCAAGGTTCATATCCGGTTAAACTTTCCGGCGTGCGAATAACCGGACAAACAAAATTAGAAAACACCGTGACGATGTCCACCATTGCCGGCCAGCAGATTTTGGCCGGGGCGGGATCGTCGGCTCTGCCACAATACAGTGCACAGGCAGACCCTAATACAGGCATGTATTTGCCAGGCTCTGACGTGATCGGATTGAACACGAACGCAACCAGACGCGTCACCGTATTGGCTGACGGAAAGGTCGGAATTGGCACAAGTGCACCAGACGCGAAATTAAGTATTGTCTCTGGTGGAGATTTTAAGATCGGTGCTGTACAGTGGGATGTTCCCGCTAACGATTCCATCAACGGCGCATTTATTTCGTCCAGATCAATTCCAGATCTTGCCCTCCCCGCAGCCATGACCGGCAAAGCGGCTAATGTCAGTGATGCAGACATGGGCGACGTTACCATTTCATCTGGCGCGTGGGCGGTTGAGAATGATAGTCATGGCCACACCGTTGCAACGATAACAGGACTTGATTCTGCTTGGAACAGCATCACATTGGGAAATGATGCGGAGAACGTTTCCGGTCAGATTAATTTTGTGGCGTCCGACAATGACCAAGGATCGGTTGCGATTACAACTGCGGATGCTTTATCGCTTACTGGATTTAGCGGCGGGATGAATGTAACCGGCTCCGCGCAATTCGGCAAGACCTCTATGCCGATCTATATTACAGACGGAGGTAGAATTTCAACATCTACCCTGGCAGACACAGGCTTGGCTAAAGTGGTAATAAAACCAGTGACAGCTATTAGCCCGTTACAGGTGCAAACATCTGGCGGTACGGTTGCTCTGGCAGTGGGAAATACTAACGGATATGTCGGTATCGGGAAGACCAATCCAGCGAGTGCGTTGGATGTTACTGGAACCATTTCAGCGTCGGCGGGCATAGCAGTGGTAAGCCAGGTCAATGTAGTAAACGGTAATGTATATGATTCTGCTGGAGATTTTGCCATTTCTGGAGAGGATAATTTAGAGTTGCTTTGCGACGGTGGCAACAATGATGCCACATCGATTATCAGATTTGGCACTAATTCCTACGGCGGTGCGGCAACTGAGTGGGCGCAATTTTCCGGCACTGGTAATTTAGGGATTGGTACAACTGCGCCAACCGCAAAAGCGCATTTGTCGTCTTCTGGCTCAACTACACCACTCATATTTGATCATGGGAATTTTGCTGCCGCTGGCGATGCTCGTGCAAGTTATTTCGTTTTGCGAGACACAACGCAATCAAGCCAGTCAGATACATTACATTTAGACGGATCAGAAGCCGGCACTAACTTTTTCGCTGTTGAGGCAAACTGCGCAAAGTATTTCAAGGGCATGGTCGTTGGCTGGTGTGTGTCTGGCGCAGATGATAATAAAGCGGTGTGCTACGAAATTGAGGGTTTGATTCAGCGAGACGGCAGCAACAATACGACATTGCCATGGTCGGCAGTAGCGGTAAAATACGAGCATACTGATCTAACCGATTGCAATGTGACGTTGTCCGCAGACGATACAGGAGAAAGTCTCAACATTATTGTAAACGGAAAAACCGCCAATACCATTCGGTGGGTTGCGACAGTGCGATCTACTCATGTCGGGGGATAATGTGAAAATCCGAAACGTTTTAACCTGCTTGTTTTTATTGCTGCCTTGCCTAATTTTTTCGCAAGCTGTCACTTTTTCAGCCCTGCATTTTGGGCAAGCGAATAGCGCAAAGTTGGATTCGGCGTATGTTGCCGCAAGGGTGCAGCAGCTTGAATTTGCCGAGCCAACGAATTATTGGGAATTTATCGGATATTCGCAGTCTCCAAGTGACAGCGCTATTGAAATCAAGAGAATTGTCGAAACAGAAAAAAAGATGATAGCAGTTGTGCAATATTTGGAACCGCTGACATTCAACACCTGTAACGTGACAAAGTTCTATCGGCATTTTATTAAGGCAAGTCCAGCAAGGGCGCCGCAAGTCGCATTTTCCGGATGGTCTGGTGGGCCAAGCGCAAAGAGTTACATTCAAAGCGTATCGAAAGAAATAAAAGCCTTGGCGTCGCGTGATTACTTTGGAAAAAAAACATTCATCGATTCTGTTCTATCGGTGGACAAAAACAAACCATGGAAGGATAAGGACAAAAAGAATATCAAAAAGTCGGATCAAAGACAATATGCATGGAAAGCAATAAACCTTGGCGAAGATGTGACAATCGACGGGAAGAAGCTCAAAAAAGAGAAATAGGTATTCTTATGACGCGGGAAAGTGCAGAAAACAAAAATGGTTGTTTTTTAGTTTCTAAGGTGCTGGCGATTTTTATTGCAATTTTTTCACTGATTGCGATAGTGTGGGGCGCTTCAGCAAGAATGAACGTCGCTCCCGTTGCTCAGTGTGTTGAAAAGATAGAAACAAGGGTGAGCGTTCTTGAAAACAATGACGTTGATCAGAGAATCTTGCTTGCGCGAATGAATGCCAAGCTGGATTTTCTGGTTGACCAGGCGCAAAAGGCCAAGAAATGAAGTATTTTAAAGATTCCGAATTTACCTGCAAATGCGGGTGCGGGAGGACGATCATTGACCTCCGGCTTGGTGAGAAGCTCGATAAACTACGGGAGAAAATAAAAATGCCTCTCGTGGTTTCGTCTGGATATCGATGCCAAAAGCATAACGCAAAGGTATCGACAACCGGTAAAAATGGGCCGCATACAACCGGCAAGGCCGTCGATATTGTCTGCACGGACAGAGAAATGGGCTTTAAATTAATCAGATTAGCATTTCGGCTTAATTTCACCGGAATAGGTGCATCTTTATCAGATGGAAAGCCTTATTTTGTCCACCTTGATATTTTGGAAAATCCAAGACCTCGATTTTGGAGTTATTGATGACAGACGAAAGAAAGAAATCAACCTGGTACGGCTGGCTATGGAGAAACACCCTTGGCAGCAAGACGACGATTGGCGTTGCCATGATCATTGTCTCGCCGCTGACGGGGCCGCTGGCTCCTGGAGTCCTGGCAGCCGGCCAATTTGTGGCGACCGTGGGGGTTGCAGATAAGGTAATAAAAAACCGTGCAGAGATCGGGGCGCTAATTGGCGGCCTTGTCTCTGGATTTTTTAAAAACAAAAAGGAGAAAAATGATGGATGAAGAAAAGAAATTGACCGGTATCGAGGTCGCTAAAGTTCTCACCGGCCTGGCCCATAATGCGCTGGTCGCTTATGAGCCGGATAACAAGGTCAGCATGGACGAAGTCATGGAGCTGGTCAAGGAAGGCATCGCCGAATTTTTGGTCGAAGCAAACGACTAATTTCATCGAGTCAGAAAGCCCTGGAAACAGGGCTTTTTTATTCATATTTGCGCTAAATCGGTGCTCTTTTTGCGCGAAATTTACAGTATTTTGCGCTATTTTGGCAATAAAAAAGGCCCTTATTATAGGGCCTTTGCTGTTTTTCAATACTTTAAAATCATGGAAAAATAACTTGCTTTTTATTGATAGTTATATTACATTTATTCTGTGAATATCATCGGGGAGTAAAATGAAAGAAATAAAATTAAGTGGCAGGGTTGCGACCGAAAACAATCTAACTGCTATTGTTGATGATTCTGATTTTGAATTAGTCAGCAAATTTAAATGGCATGCAGTAAAAAGTAGAAACACTTTTTATGCAAAAACAAATATGAAAAGAAAAAATCATATTCAAAAAAAAGTATATTTACATAGAATGATTCTCGGTTTAACTGATTCGCAATTTAAAACAGATCATAAAAACGGAAATGGTTTGGACTGTCAAAGATTAAATATAAGACTTTGCACGACACAAGAAAACGCTTTCAATATGCAAAAAGTACCAGGAAAATCGAGCAAATATAAGGGAGTTACTTTTGATAAAAGCCGAAATAAATTTTTGGCATCTATTTGTTTAAATGGAAAATTAATCAAATTGGGAATTTTTACCTCTGAAATTGAAGCCGCGAAAGTATATAATAATAAAGCAGTTGAATTGTTTGGTGATTTTTGCCGCAAAAATATTTTAGAAATATCTTGACATTGTCAGTTATTATGTTATATTACTAACAATAAACATAAAGGAAACGTTTATGAAAAATCTTGACAAGTTTATGAAAAAACGCGGCATTTTGCAAGTTGACCTTGCCGCAAAGGCCGGGGTAACTCAGTCCTATATTAGCCAGCTTAAAAACGGTCAACGTGACGGGAGCGTAAAACTTACCTGTAAAATCGCCGAAATTTTACAATGTAAATTGACCGACATAATCGACGACCAGCATCAATCAACACAAGCTGCATGATCGAGTTTTTTATCAAAGACCGCGACGAGGACGAATACGTTTCGTACCTGCGGGCCTGGCACCTGAACGACAAAATTTTTGAGAGGTAAGTCCATGATCATTTTCATCGTTTTTATGCTTGCTATTTTCTTGGTCGCTGGCTGGGCCATTTGCGCCGCCGGTGGCTGTGCTGATGATCGCATGGATGAAATGTTTGACAATGAATTGACGGGCAAAAATTAAATGAAAGGGCAAAACGTGCAAACCAATATCCTCAATCAACTACCTGCATTCCGAGTCACCAAGGAATGCTTTCTCTCGCGTAAGGCCGAAATCGAGAAAATCCTGTGGGACGTAAACACCGACCCGCAAAATGACTCAAAAATCATTTCTGATACCGAGTATGTTTTCGGCATCGCTTTTCGTGGTATGCTTGACCTAATCACCGGCATCGAGAAAAAAAGCGGGATCCAACTGCTTGACCCGCAAGAACGAAAGCTGAACTGGCGACGGTTGACATTGGCCGGAAGGATGGTAGCTAATGGCTAACATGGATCACATCACCGAGACCGCGAAAGAGGACAGTCCGGCAGAGCTTGAGACTTCACGCCGTGAAAAGTGTCCGTTTTGTGGATCTGAAATCAAGTACGGTTTTTTCGGCGGCTGGTGTCCTAACAGAAATTGCGAAGCGTTTTTTGACAGCAACGGCAAGCCCACCATCGGGCCGTGGCAATAAAAAAGCCCTGACGGGGCAAATCGCCAAGGCTAAAGGGCAAAACGAACACCTGAAATGTAGGGAGATTTTAAAGCAATGTCAAGTGAAAAAAATTCAACTGGATTGATAATCCTGGACGCCAAAGGACAGCCGATAAATGGTGATGTCCTTGAATCGCTGGTTCCCGCGCATAATGGTCACGATGACAAATTTGCGCTAAACCTTTACCAGGGAATTGCAAGCGGATCGTTCAGCGAGGAATCGAAAAAAATTCTTGCTGAGAATGTAATAAAATCGGACGTCCAGATTCGTCCGGACGGGATTATTTACCTGCCCGGCGTACAATTTCGTAACTGCCTGAACAGGGCATTCGGTCCCGGCGCTTGGGCGGTTTACCCATTGCGGCAGTTTATGGATGCACTCCGAATTTATTATGAGGGCGCCCTGATTGTTAATAGTCGGTACATCGCCCAGGCGGTTGGTGAGTGTGAATTTCACGCCAACAACAAAATGCAATCTTACGCCTCGGCCATCGAGGCGGCAAAGACCGATTGCATCACCCGGTGCTGCAAAGACTTGGGAATTGCAGAGCAGTTGTGGGATCCAAATTTTATTCGCGCATGGAAAGAAGAATTCGCGGAAATGGTAGAAGTACACCACAAGCGTGATCCAGAAACTTGCTGGATTTGGAAGCGCAAAGATCAACGGCTGCAATATCCATATAAAAACTTAACAGCCGAGGAACAGGCTCAGCGCAAACCCCGTCAATCCACCGGCAAACAACAACCACAACAAAAGCCAGAGCCACAAAAACAGACTGATCTTAAAAACCAACCGCAAGTCGAAGATGCAAAGATAGTCGAAGAAACAAAGCCGAAAAATACCGGCGCACCTGACGAAGAAAAAATCAGTCCGTCCGAATGGACGAATCTTTGCAAAGCTGCTTTGGGTTGCATCAATCCGAATAATAAACCGCTCGGCGTTAGCGGTATGTTTGACCGTGCTAAAAAGGAATTTAACATTACATCCGGTACGCAGTTGACCGGAAAGCAGATGGAAAAGATACGAAATGAATGGCTTCCCGCGTGGGAGAAAGGATTAGCCGCATGACCGACATCGAACTCTACCAAGGCATCACGGACGTTACTTTGATCGAGCGTCTTGGCGCTATAAAGATGCGCCTGATTGATATCGAGATTGACGACCAGACCATTTTTGAAGCAACCGACTGGACGAAAAAAATAATCGATCTACGCAAGGCCGCCGAAAAAGAAAAGAAAGCGCAGATCGACCCGCTGAAAGCTACCATCGCAGAAATCGAAGCTCCGTTTAAACGTTTCATCGCCGAGGTTGAAAAAGCTGAAGAGATGTTTCGTAAAAAGATCGGCGCCTATCATGCCGAGTGCAAACGCAAAGAAGCCGAACGCTTGGAAAAAGAGCGCCAAGCAAAGCTTGCAGCGCTGGAAGCCGAAAGAGAAAAGCAGATTGTCGCGGCGAATGAAGAAGCGACCGAGGCGCTGGACGTGGCGGTTGATCATGTTCAGAATCAGGAAATCAAACCGAAATCGTCAGCCGTTGGCTTTACCGGCGCGACCTCTTCGGGCCGCACCTATTGGAAATACGAGATCACGGACGCCAATATGGTTCCTCGCGAATACTGCGAACCGGCAGCGGGAAAAATTAACCGCGCCGTGCAATCCGGTACACGCGAAATTCCAGGCGTGCGAATTTATCAAGAAGACAGCGTGACTATAAGATAATGCGCATCCTCGTGCAATCAAATAGGTTTCGTGAATCAATCGCGAACAGCGAAGACCGCAACAAGTTTGATAATTATTTCAGCGGGTTACGGTCTATCAAAGCAATGCCGCTCTTGAGAGTGACCTTGCCGGAAGCTAAAACGCTTACTCAGTTGGGTACGATCTGGCTTGATTTTACCACTGTTTCCGGTTTCATGCACTGTGAGCCAAGCTATATTTATTATCAGTGTTTACGAGCGGAATCGTTGCGCGATATTTGGTTGCAGGAAAAGGACGGAGATTGGCATTTTTCAACTCTGTCCGGATTGACAAAAGAACAAGCAAGCGCAGCCATTCCACGGCTGCGCGATTTTATGCAAAAAATAGTCAATGACGCTTACGGCGAGTGGATGCCGATAATTTGGGCGTCAAAAGAAAATTTGGTAAATGAAAGCGGCTGCGCGAAAGCGTGAGGTGGTAGAAAGCCGGAAAAGAACGCACCAACCGGCCAGCCGCTTTTTTAAAAAGAAAGGTCAACAATGTACGACACCAAGAAAACACTAAATGAGGTTCGCCTAATCGGCTGTCTCGGGCAAGATCCGGAAGTCAAATATACACCGTCCGGTGCTGCGGTGCTCACGATCAGCGTGGCCACGACAACCGCATGGAAGACGCAGGACGGGGAAAAGCAGGAAAAAACCGAATGGCACCGCGTCGTTATGTGGCGCAAGCTTGCCGAGATCATCGGCCAGTATTGCAAAAAGGGTGACCGCGTGCTTGTCTCTGGCCGGCTGGAAACGCGGTCTTGGAATGATAAAGACGGTAACAAGAGATACTCAACCGAGATCGTAGCGGACGCCTGCCAAATTTTGAGCGGCAAACACACAGACGACGAAGCACCGGAAGCCGGAAGTTTGCCGCGTGCCGATGCTGCCAGAAAAGAGCATGATCCATTTACTCCTCCTGGCGAAGAATTTCCAGCGCCGCCGGACGGGGATGATTCAGTGCCGTTTTGAGGTTTGTTATGAAAAAATGCTTTAAATGTGGCTCAGTAAAGCCGATCACAGAATTTTACGTTCATCGTCGAATGGCAGATGGCCACTTGAACAAATGCAAGTCTTGTACAAAGATAGGTGCAATCATTAATCGTAATTCAAAGATTGAATATTACCGAGAATACGACAGGGACAGATATAGAAACAACGAACACCGAAGAGCGCTTGCATTTTCTTGTCGTGACAATAAAAATTCTTTAAGAAACGTTCGCTATTATGCAAAGCACCAAGAAAGATATTCGACAAAAATAATTACTGGAGCTGCAATTAAATCAGGTATTTTAAAAAAAGAAAAGTGTTTTGTTTGTGAATCGGCTAACAACGTACAAGCACATCATTGTGACTACTCAAAACCATTAGACGTTTATTGGCTTTGTACAAAATGTCATGCCATTGTGCATGCCATACAAAGAACCGCAGAACGTCTTGGATTGAAAAAGTTTTACGAAAGAGCTGCATAACGAATATCAGGCCCGGCGCTGGAAGGTCCAGCAATCACTTGCACGAATGATAAATAAATCTACCGGGCCTGATTTTTAAATCGAGAAAATGAAATGGATATCGTAATTATTTGTGGACTGTTTTTAATAGGTTTTGTAATCGGCTGGATCGGGCCTAATGTTTATTGTTTTGTAAAAAGGTTTTTCAGATGATCGCAAAAACCTCAAAAAACGGCGGGATATATTTCAAGTTGGAGCCTGGCGATTTTAAGGCCAACTGGAAACAATTTCTTGCCGAAGTTAAAAAGATGAAATCGCATGTTTACAATCCGGCTGAGTTGGACGATGACAATTGGTGGTTTGTCGGTCGCCAGGACATCGAGGCGCTAAAGTTTTTGAAACAAGAATACATCACCAAAGTGCTCAATCAAGCCGCCAAGGACAAAGCAGCAGGCTTTGAACCGATACCGAGAAGAAACACTTTTCGGCGGAGATCACTTAAATATTAAGAGGACACAATGAACCAGAAAGAAATTTTTGAGATGGACAAAGAGGAAGCTACTCAGCTTCTTATTGACAGCGAAATTTTACGAATGCGACTGGAAAACGATATCGCGCAATGCGCCGAACAGATCAAAGAATACAGAAAAGACCTACGAAAAGCGCAGGCGCGAATTGATCAGCTTTCCATTATCGCAAACAAGAAAGACGCTTAAATGGCACGCTCACGAACAATCAAACCCGAGTTCTGGGATGACGAAAAATTAGCGAAACTTTCGCGAGATGTTCGATTATTATTCATCGGGACGTGGAAATGTTCGGATGATTACGGAGTTTGCAAGGGAAATGCCGACTGGTTGCGCTCGCAAATTTTTCCTTATGACAGCATTCCAATTGCGGAATTTAAAGATTGGCTGCAAAAACTTGTCGATGGAAATTTCATTATTCCATTTATTTCACATGGGGAAAGCTATTATTTTATAAAGAGTTTCCCTAAGCATCAAAAGCTTGACCATCCGTCAAAGATTCGTAACCCAGCACCGCCTAAAAATATCGAGAGACTCGCGAGGGACTCGCGAGAGACTCGCGAGGGTTTCAGTAAGACCGCGTTGCAAACAGAAACAGAAACAGAAACGGAAACAGAGACCGAAACGGAAACGCCCGCGCCCGAGAAACCAAAAACGCTGCCGATCGGTCACGAAGGCCGGGCCGCTTTAATCGCCGTTGTCAGTGAACAAGAGACCAAGGACGCTTTAAAAAAACCCGTGCTCTCCGACGGTCTGTATTTCGCCTGTGAGGTTATGGCCAGAAACCGGGGCCAGCCCGTGAACGGAAAAAGCTGGATCGAATCGGTACGCACAGCGCATGAGAACCTATCAGGAGAACAATGGTACATCAGTTGCGGGTCTATTCTCTGGCTGCTGGATGCGAAGCCTGGTAAATACAACGGCGATCAGGCGCGGGTGCGTGTTGAAAAGTACCAAAAGGCAGGACAAAAAGCGCCGAAAATGGCAGTAAATAATAACCTTAAAATAGCGATGGAATGGGCAAATGGACAATAACGATAAACCTGATTTTGCAATTCTGATGACCGGATTAGCCGAGGTCTGCGCCAACGCCAATCTGACACGCGAAAAGATCGATATGTACTTTCAGTTTTTGCGTGATCTCGATATCGATACGGTCAGGGAAAACGCGAAATACTACATTGCCAACAACAAATCGCAAAAAGGTTTTTTCCCGCCGGTTGCTTTTCTGCGGGATCCTCGCGAACCAGGCGAGATCGAGGCCGAGGAAACAGCGCTTGCAGATGCGGCATTTTCCCGCGTCAAGTGGTACATCGAGAATTTCTATTATCCGGAAATGGGCGCGTCCTGCATGGCGGCAATCGAATGCAAAATGAAAAAAGCAAACGAGTTGCATCTTTTGCCGCTGTTGACTCAATGGGGCGGAGAAATTTTATCCGCCCCTACGCAGGTAGTCCGTTCGCAGTTTGTAAAATCGTTAAAAGGATCGTCGCTGTTGAAAGAAAAAACAAGACTGTTATCCGGCAAAAAAGAGCCGGTGCAGATTGGCGAGTTGATCAAGGGATTTTTAGCATAAAGGGCAAAACATGATAAGAAATTTTAACCTAACACGCGACCAGCTATACGCTTTAGCGCCGCTGTTTGCAGAGGCAAATCGCGCCTCTGAGCCAGGCATAATCATTGCACAGATTCGCGAGACCGGCGACGCCAAAGCGCAGTTTATTGATCACGACACGGCGATGGCTGTTATCTCCGCTAAGCAGGGTATTTCGGAATTGCCGAAAGAAGAGCGCGAAGAAATGATCATGAAGTGGCATAAAGGGCTTGTGAAATGAATTTCGTATGTATCGACCCGGGCCGGGCGACCGGATGCGCTATTTCCTCGCTGATTCCTTTTGGGAATTTGATCGAGGTTGGCACTATTCGCGACAATGGCAGCATTGAAAAATATTGCGACGCTCTTCGCAAAATGAAAGAGCGCCATGATATACAGTTTGCCGTGATTGAGAAATACCAGAATTTCGGCAAATATTTTGTGGACGCATCCACGGTGCAAGCCGAGATTCGCGCCTGTCAAGACGTTTTTCCGCGTCACATCATGGTTGCAACCGGGCAGTGGAACCCGCGTCATTTTCAGGACAAGTATAAGCGACTCATGGCCGCGTCAACATTTCGCCGGACGTTCACGAACTCGCACACCACAGACGCCGCCATGATTTTAAACTGGTTTTGTCAGTTGGTGATCGCCTGGGCGCAATATGCCGGATTGTCGCGGCAAGACATGGTTGCGACGTTGGCCGACGTGTTTCACGCGGTGCCGAAACAGGGGAAATTCATTGTCTGGGTGGATGAGCACAGGCGGGAAGAAAAAGAAAAACAGCCGCGATTTGCAGCGGTGTCATTATGATTGATTCTGATAAAATCTATTGCGAGCATTGCATAGAAACGCTCGCCAGAATGCCGGATAATTTTATTGATTGCGTGGTCACGTCGCCGCCGTACTATGGTCTTAGAGATTACGGAACTGACGGTCAAATTGGGCTTGAGCCGACACCGCAGGAATACGTTGCCAAGATGGTAGAAGTGTTTCGGGAAATAAGGCGGGCGTTGAAAGCTGATGGGACTGTTTGGTTGAACTTGGGGGATAGTTATTCATCGCATAAAGATTGCAAGTCAATAGGACAAACGCTTGCTGTTGGTACATCGAGAGAAAATGCTCATGTTATGAGTAAAGGATTATCAAGGGTGCGTGACAGTAAGATGTTAAAAAGTCAAGGCTTTAAAAATAAGGAAATAATTGGCATTCCCTGGCGTGTTGCCTTTGCGCTCCAAGCTGATGGCTGGTACTTGCGACAGGATATAATCTGGAGCAAGCCCAATCCGATGCCGGAAAGCGTAACCGACCGCTGCACGAAAGCGCATGAGTACATTTTCTTACTGACAAAATCGGCAAAGTATTATTATGACGCTGGGGCGATTGCTGAACCGGCAATGCCAGATAATAGTATTAGAGATCGTGATAATACAAAATTAAACAATGTGCCAGGACGTAGTAAAATGTGTGGGTTGAAAATAAATGATTATAACATGAGAAACAAGCGCTCCGTCTGGACCGTCACAACCAAGCCATACAAAGAATCGCACTTTGCCACATTCCCGGAAGAAATACCGGCGACCTGCATAAAAACGACTAGACCGGATGCGATAATTTATGACCCATTTATGGGCGCGGGGACAACGGCGCTTGTCGCTGCAAAGCTCGGTAGGCGATACATCGGGTCGGAACTGAATCAGGATTATTGCAAAATGGCAGATGATCGGATAAGAAATACTATGGGATTTTTATCAAAAGTGGCTATTTAAATTAAGAATAATGAAATGCAATCCATGAAGGACAAGAAGAACTTTTCCCCGAGGTGTGAAATGAAACTTTTTATCATGGTTTTAATTGTCATTGTTTTGGTTTTTCTATTGGCTATCTTGGTAGATTTTTTCTTTAACGCCGAGTGTATGGCCGGAACAAATTTCAACGTCAAAATGATCCCGCCGATCCTGCTAAACGGAAAAGCGCTGGTCAAATGGCACCCAAGCGCCGACACTCACGGGTATAAGATTTTCGCCTTTGTCGCCGGTGGGTCCAAAAAATTATGCTTTGTCACCAGCGATACGTCGATAGTCGCCCCATGCGACAGCCTTTTAACGTATGGAATCGAGCGTGTCTATTTTTACGTCAAGGCATTCAACGAGGCCGGAGACTCGGCTCCGTCGGATACGGTCAGCATCCCCCTATCAAAAACCCGTGTGCTTTTCGGGGATGCCAATGGCGACAGTGTTGTAAACGTTCTTGATTCTGCTATTTTCTGGCGCACTGGAATGCTCGGGCTGCGCAAGGGAATGCCTGGCTATAATTCGGCCTGGGACGTTGACGGGAATGGCATGATCGATGCTCTTGATCATATCTATTTCATAAACAACATTGGACAATCAACTAAAAAGTGAGGGACAAATGGCAAAGTTAAAAGAGCTTTTTGCAAAGTTTAGCAGCGATTCTGAGCCTGGCAACTTGTCGGGCCTGATGACCGTACCGGTTATCAGAAAAAAAATCAACGAGGCGGTTCTTGTCAGTGTCGATTTGCAGGGTCTTGGGCCCGCCGTTCTGGCCGGATTCAACCTCTATTATCAGGAGTCCGTCATTGCGCCGGTGCTGAAAACTGGCAGCGTTGTCAATGTGGATTCATCGGTCGGCGATCTGTGGGCCGGGTTTGAAACCGATCTTATCACCAATCGGGTGAAGGACGATGACACCAACGAAACCTTTGTTGCTGTGTCCAGGGTTGTCAAGATGGGGGATCCGCCAGCGCAGGACGGGCGCCTGTGTACCATGAAATTTCAATGCAAGGCCCATGGTACAAGCTCGATTATCCTTAAAAACCGCAATTTCGGCCTTTATCAAAACGGTGATTTTGTGGCGTATCAAAGCGACGCGCCGGAATATGGCTACGAAATGCAGCCGGAAGAGGTTCCGCCGCCGGTGTATCGTGTGCTGTGCGTGGTTGTCGTTGAATGATTTTAAGCGCCCAGGGGACGCGGCTTTTCTGGAGAGGTTTGCCAAGTCTCATAAACCCTGGGCGCGCCCTTAACACGAGGATAATATGAAATATCTGTGTATATCGGCAATCTTGCTTTTAAGTTGCTCAACCAAAAACCCAATATCACCCGAAACCGGATTAATCGAAATGAGCGAAATACAGAATACGGCCGTAAATCAGAAAAGAACCCTGTCACTGTCGGTCGGGATCAACACATTCCCAGATCTGCCAGGTCACGATCTGGGCGGGTGTGTGAACGACGCTCTGGCCATGGGTAAATTTTTTGAACAGAATTTTGATAATTGCCTCTGCTCAGTCTACATCGACAAAATAGCGACAAAAAACAACATCATTTCAACCCTGAATACAATCGTAAATCTATCTAAATCAGATAGAAGCGTCACCAAGATTTTGCTTTTTGTCTCAACACACGGCTGCCACATGATCGACCGCGACGGGGACGAACAGACCGGCCTTGACCAGGGCTTTCTTTGCTACGACTCGCGCAAAAAGGGTATAGGCCTAGATCCTGACTACGTCATTTTAGATGACGATTTATACAACATTTTTAGCCAGGTTCCGGACAGGGTATCGGTGGAAGTCTGGCTGGATTGCTGTTTTTCGGGTACGGGTCTCAGGAAAGCGTCTTCAGGCGATAGGGTAAAGTACATTGAAAACGGCGAGATAAAAATGAATGAGGTTTTAAAGGGTTTGTCGTATGTTGACGCTGAAATGTTTCATCCGCAGAAAGAAAATTGGGTGCTTTGGGCGGCGGCTGCTTGGTGGCAGTATGCCCAGGACGTCTATATTGACGGTAAAAATTGCGGCGCCTTTACCTATGCCTTTTTGAAAACATTCAGCGACAAAAAAAGCAGAAAGCAAAACTACGCAGCGTTGCTCCGCTTCTTAGCTGATAAAAAATACGCTCAAATCCCGCAACTGGAATGCAGTGAACAGATGAAGCGAACCGTTATAAAATAGGGTACCGGTATGGAATGCGGATACTGCGGCAAAGACACAAAGTACAATCTAAGAACGCATGTTAAATTCTTATTTGAAAATGAAGACTATCCAACACACCGGGGAAAGTTGATTTGCTGGGACTGTATTTTAAAATTCGACCTTGAAAAACTGGAGGCCGAAAAGCAGGACGATGACCGAATGGCTAACTGGTTGGTTATCGAAGACATCAGCGGGAACGAGCCGCGCCTTGAAGCAATAGAGTACCGGTATAGCAACGACATTGTTTTGCTGGCACAATCCAGCAACATAAATTTTATTTGGAAAATATTTTCGGTAACGAAAAAAGAGGCTCTGCAGGTTGTAAAAAACATGCTTAGATGTGGCGATTTTGCCCCATTTATAGACTCTGTTTCCAAGGAATCGCTAAAAGCGTATCAGGAAGAAACAACAAAGGATTATATTTTAGCGGCTATTGAAGTATTAAAACAAAAACAGAAACTGCGGAAAAGCTGGGAATTAACCGCAAGACGTTGTATCGCTATTGTAGTGAGCTTGATATATTCGAGCCGGAAGATACCGGGAAAATGATTGCAGGCACGTAATTTGCTATTAATTAAGAGTATGAACATGAAAAGCGAATTGGATATTGATCGAGTTGCCAGATATTTGAGAGAGACCGAGGCCGGAGCGTACCGAACAGAGGCGCGCATCAGGTCAAACGGGACGATCCAGATTATCGGGCAGATTCACAAATCAGAGTCACCACGGCACGTTATGACGTTCAAAGATGCAGAGGATTTCACGAATTTTTTAAATCATCGGGTTTGTGCCGAAAACGGTAAAGATATTTAAATCATTTAAGTTAAGGTATTTTATAAGTATGGGTCGTCCTTACAAAGGTTCTGAGATCATCAGGCACAAGAAGCGCATCGCTGAAATGTACCTCTATCAGAGCATGACGCAAGCCGAGATTGGCAAGGTACTTGGATGCAGTCAAAAGACCGTGAGTAAGTATCTCGATACCATGCAAGAAGAATGGCTTGACTCTGCGCTTTACGATTTTAGCAAAGCAAAAATAAAGCAACTGCACAAAATTGATTTTTTGGAAATCGAAGCTTATAACGCCTGGAAAAAATCTATTGGCATAAAAAAAGAGCTGACGAAAAGATCGGGTTCAATGAAAGATGGAGCATTTGAAAACGAGTCTTTGAAAAAATGGAAAGATGTTGGTGATCCCCGTTTCTTGGAGCGTCTCGGGTGGTGCATAGCTGAACGCAACAGGATTTTAGGATTTTACGCACCCGAGAAAAAAGAATTGTCCGGAACAGTGGCGACCCCATCGACATACGCCGAATGGGTTAAGATGCACGAAGATAAAAAGAAATGATATCGGAAATTTCAGCAAACCAAAATGATTGGAACAAATTCGCCCGCGACTGTTTGGGCGTGCGGCTTGACCGAGTGCAGCGTCGGATATTAGAAGCTATCCAGACCAGCCGGCGAACGAGCGTCACGTCCTGCCACCGGCGCGGCAAGGATTATGTTGCTGCTGTTGCTTCACTCTGCTATTTGTACAACAATTATCCGGCTAAGGTGATCGAGACGGCGCCCACAGATCGGCAGGTAGAAAGCATTATGATGGCGGAGATATCCAGCATTCACCGAAACGCGAGGATCCCGCTTGGCGGCGACGTACAGACCCACAGGGTCATGATGCCGAATGATCCGAATTGGTTTTTGATCGGGTTCGTGAGCAACAAGAACAAGCAAGAGTCATGGACTGGATACAACAGCCCGCATTCGATGATAGTGATTACCGAAGCGTCCGGCGTTCCGGATGAAACATTCAACGCCATAGAGGGAATTTTAGCTGGCGAGAATCCGCGTCTTGTTTTGATGTTTAACCCCGTGCGCTGCCAGGGTGAGGCGTACCAGTCAACACGGTCTCCGTTGTATGCGAAATTCAAGTTGTCCGTGTTTTCCTCGCCCAACGTGCGGGCGAAAAAGATTCTCATCCCCGGGCAAATAGATTACGAGTGGATCGTTGAAAAGCTGCGCAAACCCGGCTGGGTGACAAAAATAGAACAGCCACAAGTAGACGTAGCGACCTTTGCAGATTTTAAATTCGACGGGCAATGGTACAGGCCGTCCGACATTTGCCGGGTAAAAATGCTTGGCGAATTCCCGCGTGAGGCAGATGATCAGTTGATCCCGCTTGGCTGGGTCGAAGCGGCTAACGACCGGTGGCGAGAGAAAAGCATCGGCGACGGGCCGTTGCTCATTGGTGCTGACATTGCGGGCATGGGAAACGACAACACGGTATTTGCACACCGGCGCGGAAATGTCATTGAGAAATTAGAGTTGTTTGCCAAGGCTGATCACATGGTCACGGCCGGCCGTTTGAAAAATCTGAAAGCAAAAAAGCTTTTTATTGACACCATCGGCGAGGGTGCGGGCGTGTACAGCCGGTTAAAAGAAATGAATATCAGCGCAACGTCGGCTAAATTTTCGGACGGTTGTTTGTACCACGACAAGACCGGCGAGCGGGATTTCCTAAACATGCGGGCATATTGCTATTGGGCCGTGCGTGACGCTCTTGACCCAAAGTTTGGCATTAATCTTGCATTGCCGCCTGATGACGAGTTAACTGAAGAACTTACGGCGCTGACATGGTTCCCAACATCCAGCGGCAAGGTGCAGATGGTTCCCAAAGATGACATAAAAAAATCAATAGGCCGGTCGCCTGACAAGGCCGATGCTGTCGCTCTTTCCTTTTGGCCCGGCGGCGGAAGCTGGGGCCATGTATCAAGTGGAGAAAGAAAGTAATGAATCTTAAAAACCTGTTGAATATTTTCAAAGCGGAAAAACCCCAAGAATCGCGTGTTGCTGTTCGTGCGCAGGCCCGCGATTATTGGGAAAATCCGTTTGCGCATACCTTCCAGGGCTACATGCCGCTTAAGGCTGACCTTAAAATATATGATATGATACGCGAGGCCCTGCCGATCTGTGACGCGGCTGTTTTAAAGCGCTCCCGCCTGATCGGCGATTTTACGCTTGACGGCATGGGTAACGATTCCGTCCAAACCCTGCTTGATGACTTTTACCGCAACGTCAGAGTGGGACACGTCTCAAAGGGCTGGCGGTCGTACCAAAATCAGGTCATTGATTCTGTGTACGCAAAAGGTTTTTTTGTTTCCGAGATTGTCGCCGATGAAAATCTAACCTACATCGACCGCCTGAACGTCCTCCGCGCAAATGATTTTCGGTTTCGTAAAAATAAAGAGACCGGACGCTATGAACTCTGTCAGGTCTTGGAAGGCGCAATGATGCCGATCACCCTTGACCGGCAAGACCTGATAAAGTACGGCGCCTTTGATCTGCGCGACGGTTACCCGCAGGGTGTTTCTATGCTGGCTTCGATTCCGTTTCTGGCTGGCATTCTGATGCGCATCCAGACCGCGACCGATAACACGATATGGCGTATCGGTGACCCGACCATGTACGCCGTTTACACGCCCGGCGACCGCGAGGAACCGCAGGACGCACAGAAAGCAATTGAGGGATTCCGCGAACAGATCACCGAGTCGATGAACGCCCGCCGACGCGGCGGCATAAAAGACCTTGGTTTCTCTACGGGCCCGGGTGGTTCTTTTGTCGTAAAGATTTTAGGCGCTGACGCGAAATATTTTGATATCACCGTCCCTTATCGCAGCGCAACCGAGCAAGTCATCGCGCGGTTTAGTCTGCCGCCGTTCATGTACGGCCTGTCCTGGAGCACGACCGAGCGCATGAGCACGCAACAGGCCGATATGCTGGTCAGCGAAATTGAGAACGACCGAAAGGCGTTTGATCCGGTCATTGAACAGCATATCGACATGATGCTGATAGTCAACGGCAAAGCAGGCGCAAAGTGGAAGCACGAATGGCAACCGGTCAATCTGCAGGACGAGGCCGAGCAAGCAAGCGCACATTTTCAAAATACGCAGGCCCGAGCCAAAGAAATCGAGTACAAGCTATTTCTGCGAGATGCGGGATTTATGAAAAACGGTGATATTTTGGACTGGTTGATCGAAATAGGAGAAATCAAACGAGAGACCGTCCGTCGAATAGGGCGCGAGCAGGTTTTGAAATTGGTTGAGGAGCGATACGCCAAGTATCAGACTGAGCGTTGGGTAAAATTAATGGCAAAAAATGAATAGAATTTCACACGTTGAAAACTGCGATTGCATGGAATTCATGGCGCGGTATCCGGACAAGTATTTTGAGCTTGCGATTATTGATAGTCCATACGGAATTGGTGAGGATGGTTCAAAAAATCATACACGCAGTAAAATGGCAATAGCAAAAGATTATAAACCATATGAAAGCACTGACGATATTTCAGCTGATGAAAAATATTTCATAGAACTTTTCAGAGTATCAAAAAATCAAATAATTTTTGGTGCAAATCATTTTATCAGTAAATTTTCAAAAGATTCAAGCTGCTGGGTAGTGTGGGATAAAGAAAACGGAAATAGTGATTTTGCTGATTGTGAATTGGCATGGACAAGCTTTACTTCGGCTGTTATGATTTTTCGATTTCGCTGGTCCGGAATGCTGCAGGGAGATATGAAAAACAAAGAATTTCGCATTCATCCAAATCAAAAACCAGTAGCCCTATACCGCTGGCTCTTGAAAAACTACGCCAAGCCAAGCGACAAGATTCTTGACACGCACATGGGCAGTCAGTCAAGCCGGATTGCTGCTTATGATATGGACTTTGATTTTTACGGCTGTGAGCTTGATCCTTATTATTTCTCCGCTGGTTGTGAGCGTTTCGAGCGATTCAAGGCGCAATTAAAGCTTGATTTTGAGGCTGCATGAATAGAATAATTTCAATCCAAAAAGGTCTCGAACCTCCCGAACACGAAGCGCACCTGTTCGGCTGCTGCACCTGTGAAACGCATATCAAGTCTCCGTCCATCACCGAAATGGCCCTGGCTGCCAAGCCGCATCGATGGAAAGACATGCGCGAAGAACATAAAGCGGCGTTCACCGATTATATGGGATTGGTGACGGCAAAAGAAATCGACATGCTGGCCCTGCTTCGCCTGCCGCAAATAGATTCTGTTCGTTCTCATGTACTGGAAGGCAGTGGCCGGCAAGTGGGCGCCTTTGAATTTACCGACCGCATGCGATCCGGATTGAGGCGCATTTTCGACGAATGGATTGTTGACCTGTTCGGTACGGAGAAAAAGGTTGTTGGCCGAAAAGCCGATGACGAAATGCCGCTATTCCGGCACCATTCCGACCGCGCTTTTGTCATTGGCGTAGATCACACGAAAAAAGATATTGTCGATGGTTTGCCGGAAGGTTACCCTGCTGATTTGGTAGTCGGTATTATGGCCGATCCTGAGGAGCACTACTACAAGGCCATGCTGGAGACCGCTGCCAAGCGGATTAAAACGCAGGTTGCCAAGGACAATCTAAAGCAGGTCATATCCGCACTTATCGATATGGCAAATAACGGCGAATATCCTATCAACGTCGCCCGGTACCTTCACAAAAAAGTTGGTGAGGGTGCGTCCTGGTACTGGCTACGCATCGCCCGCTCTGAGGCCGTCCTTGCGTCAAACGCCGCTCATAACGCAATGGCGGAAAAGAACAAGACCAATTTCGAGAAATGGTCAGCCGCACCGAGTGCCTGCCCTATCTGTATGCACTTTGCAGGCAAGACGTGGCGACGCGGCGAGGGGCCGGAGCCGGTCAGCTCTACACATCCGCATTGCTGCTGCACGCGGATCCCGCTCTATTCATGGGACGGGACGATCCAGGAGCGACACACGCGAGACCCGTACACCGACAGGTACACGCGAAACGAAATCGAAGAGTTTTTAAATGAAAGGCACGGTTGATGGACAATGAGCTATTGGTTTCGATGTTTGTTGACGGTGCGTATCAATATTATGTGCCGATGTTTTGCTTGTTCGCACAAGAGGCGTATCCTGAGCATGACATTGCGATAACATTTATGGATGTTATAGAGGGAAGCGTTGAGGAACAGTTAAACTTTTGTGATTGTAATAGACTGTATATAAAAACCGAAGTCGGCACCATGCCAACGAAATTTGCACGCTGGAAAATAATCCATAAAGGCTATGAGAGATATAAAGCCGTTTACATCGGCGATATTGATATTTTAATCATGCGTGACAAGCCGACGTTATTAGAAAAACACCTTGCAATATGCGAAAAGCAAAACCTCCCATTCTCGAACACGTGCGGTATTGATGACCCGCGGACAAGGGGCAACAGGGTAACCGGTATTCATTTTTTCCAGAATGATGAAAGGCAATATCTGGAAAAGATGAAAAATGCAAGAGAGGATTTTTATTTTGATGATCAATATTTCAATCCAAAATTAGGACGCAATGACAACCAGCACGCACTTTACTGCCTGCTTAAAGATTGCGGCTTTGAAATCCCAAACCACAAAGAATTTTACTACGACGGTCTGCATTTGGGACATTCTCGCGTCCTTGGGCGGTGGGATGAGCTTTTAAAGACCAATCAGCCGGACGCGAATTATCCTTTGTTTTACCAGCAGTTCAAAGAAATAGCAAAGACGAATATTTACAAGGATTTTTACAATCAATTGCCAAAGTTCATCAAGGACGAAATTGACATTATGACAGCGGCCATGTGGCGGGCGTATGAATCGTAATACGTACATTTGCGTTTTGTTCCGGAACAATTTTGACCTTGTGGCGCCGTTCTTTTATTTCCTCGAAAAGTCTTTTGAGCAATCCGTCCGCTATCCGGTTATTGCTCTCGATAACGGGTCAACCGATTCGTGCGGGATAGAGATCATGGCTCGCGCCGGCAGTGGCACGACAGTCCGTCGCGTGGAAAACAATCTCGGAATATCAAGGGGACGAAACAAGTTGATCCAGATTGCAAAAGAAAAGAACGGCGGCGAATTTCCCAACATAGTCTTGCTTGATTCCGATGTTTTTATCTCCCGACAGGGCGCAATCCATACCCTGTGCGAAACACTCGTACAAAAGAAAGCCGGTGTTGTCTGCGGCGAAACGTCTTCTTTCAGGCCCGGGCCAGACGGTGTAAAATTCTATACTGATTATGGGGCTTCGTTTTGCGTAATTTCAGCCGATACGTTTAAAAAGATCGGTCTGTTTGATGAACGATTCGAGCTGTATTATGATGACTCTGATTTTTTCAATCGAGCGGTCATAGCTGGCAAAATAAAATTTCATTGCTCGGAAGCAAAGGCTATACATATCTGGGGCGAGACACTAACCACTGGATCGGAGGGAGATCGGCGTAAAGAATGCATAGAATCAGATAAGAAAAGATATTGGAATAAAATGAAAGGGTCGCGATGAAATATACTTGTACGCGCTGCGGTGGGAAGGTGGTAACGAGCGACGATAAGCAAAATATCAAACGCCACAAAGCCCGCGGGTGGCGGTGTCCGTTGTGCTATACTATTATTTTCGATGAAAAGTACAAGCGCAACATACCGGGAGCTTTGACGCTTTTTTCCCCCATGGACTCTATGATGGGCGACCGGGTTGTATTGGAAGGCGTGTTGCGTTATTATCGCAAGCAGAATCCGGACGAAATGATGGAGCTGCTTGGTTTTTGTGATCCGAAAGAGGTAATCAGAAATCGCAAACCAACAAAGTTTTTCTGGGCATCTACCACGAACATGCTCCAATGTCCTGACCACAAAAGTATTATCCGCTATAACGTCGCCCGTGAGGCGTGCGCATTGGCAACAAAGGGCGTTTACCCGGCGCTCTGGTTCAGGCCGAAACGTGTTGATCTGTCTCAGTACGGGCGTTACGTTTGCCTGTCTGTTCGCAACATCGACAAGGCGGCCTTCAAAAACGCAGAGCCGTATATTGTTAATCGGCTTTGGATTCACCTTGACAAGCTGGTAAGGGAAAAGAAAATTGACAGCGTTGTAATCATCGGCGTTGATCTCCCGCTTAATGGCGTATACGAGCCGACCGATGAACGATGGGTTTTTGACATGCGCGGCAAATTAAAGCTGCAAGAATCGGCATACATTTTGAAACACGCGGCGCTAACGGTCGGCAAGGACACCGGCACCATGCACCTTGCCAGCGCCGCCGGATCTCCGGTTGTCGCGTGGGGATATACTGAACCTGATTGGCGGGTCAAGGCGCCGGCCGGTAAAGCAATTTGCCTGATGAAAGACGAAAGCCGCTGCATAAATATCATGGCGGCAATTGATAAAATGATTGGCGAGGTGAAAAAATGAAAAGAGTGCTGTATGCTACCTGTTGGTGTGCTCACAACGAGGGCCATAAAGGTCTTGGAAGGTCGGCAAGACAAAGTGAATCAAATTATCTTGCACAGTACTGGTTTCCAATGATCACAGGCCAGGTCGAAGCAAGAGCGTTTCATATTTATATCAGCGATTGCGATATAAAGCCAACTGGGGATATTGGAATTGCCACAAAAAAAGAAGAGAATGTTACCATTGTAATCGTTGACTCTCCGACAAATGTTCGTCTGCTTCCGTATCGCCACGACGGTATAGCCTCGATGCTGGTTGCCGCTGCCTACGCCTTGGCAAACGACATGGATTTGTGCTATATCGAGCAAGACTGCCTTGTTTATGGTCTGGACAAGGCGGTAAAAATGGCGCAGGAGCAATGCGGGATGTGGTACGGTTTCGGTGAAAATTCCAGCTATAAACCAGGCTGGGCGGCTAATTCGTTTCTTTACGTGTCGAATGGTTATCTTTTGCCATTCCTTGAGAGAATGCACAGGATCAAAAATTGGCCTGATGGTGTAAATAAACTAGAGCAAGCATTCCACGAAGTCATGGTTTGGTCGTCAGGGATAAATTTTAAATACTGGCCGTTCGGCTGTGACCGGCTGCGCCCCATTCCGTGGGATCAAGAAATTTTTTACGCACAACAATTAAATGATGAAGAGTTGGACAAATTCACTTCAAAACTGAAAGGACTCTGAAATGAGTGGAAAGGCATTTTGTTCTGTGTGTGTTTTTTTTAAAGAACACGGATGCGACCACGAGTCAAATCTTGTTGATGATTGGTACGCAGAGAAACACGCACAAAAGCAATATTGTTCGGTTATAAACGAACAAAACAATTGCAAAAATTATCAACGAATAGATTTAAAAGAATTTCGGCGCAGAGTTCGCGCCAAAGTAAAAGGAGAAATGATATGAAAAAATTTGAGTTTGGAATTGATTGGCGGTTTTGTCCTGAGTGTCAGAAAATTCAGCGCTCCTTGCTGGAATTTCCAGAGGATCACCCCATAAATGAATGGGAAACATGCGTGCATGATTACCGTCAAAACAGCGCCAAGGCTGTGTTGGAGAATCAGGCGAAAGAGCTGGCAGAGATGGGCATTAATCCGTACAAGGTGCGCACGTACCAGAGCCCGCGAGAGCTGGAAGCGTTTCTTTCTATCGCTTATCATTTCGGTGGCGACATCGAAACGGCGGTTGAGATCGGTTCTTTCCATGGTGGCACCATTTCGCGGATCGCGCAGTTTTTTGCTCCTGAACTGCAAACCGCTATTTCGATTGACCGGACTTTTGATTTTTGGTTTGCCGATGACCTGGATTGCATCAAAATCACAGGCGAAAGCACGGCCAAGGAAACAATCGATCACCTGAAAAACGCTCTAAACGGGAAGAAAATCGACCTGCTTTTCATCGACGGAGATCACAGCTACGCCGGTGAAATGGCCGACTACAAAAATTACTCTCCGTTCGTCCGTGACGGTGGTATCATTGCCCTGCATGATACGCACTCGATCATTGACGTGGGCCGCGTGTTTGCGGAGATACCCGGCAAGGTCAAGATTGATATCTTTTCCTATCAGGGGATCGGCCTGGTGGTCAAATAGGCACGTAATTTGCAACAAATCAGGCAAATGGAGGTTGCTAAATGCCTTATCACACATGCGAAAATTGCGGGGCCAAAATATGCTATTGCCGAAAAGATAGTCCTAAATGTACATGCGGAGGCAAAAAGCAGGGGTTAAATCCGCCAACGATTGAAAAGCCTGTTCCTGTTTTTGGTGGTGGTGGAATCGAGGTCAAAAAGGATGCCAGAGAAAATAAAAGAAATTCGCTGTCCGGATTGCGGAAAGGTTCTTTTAGAACTAACCC